TAATCGTTCCAGAAGCAGATGCCTTTGTTGATTATGCAAGCAATGTGCATATAAGAGAATTTACAACAGTTATTAATTATCAATTACGAAAAGGTGGAGAATACACCAAAGAGAATCAATTAAACAGATTGACAATGATAGCAGAAGTTGTCAAAAGACTTTTATTCGATAATAGAAACTATGAAAGTGGTAATATTACATTTTGGTATGGTGGTCTTGTATCAAGTGTAGAATATACACGAGATGAAGATGATGAAACTATATCCAATGCTATTATTACTTTCCAATGCAACACAAATGAGGTGATTTCATGAAGTATAAACACATAAAAGGACTTCAACTACAAAAACCATCATATCTTAGCACATCTAATCAAAAGATTAGAGAATTGTTAGCTGGTGGAGAAGTTGAATTAGAAAAAGAAAACTTGGAAGAATTTGAATCTTTAGGTGTTCAAGTTCAACCAGTAAAAAAGCAAAAACCTAAGAAAAAAGAGGAGAAATAACACATGGCAGTTAGTGGAAAAGTCTATTCTAAAAGTGATTTTAGTGTAGGTATAAAAAACAAAAATGCAACTGCATTTGAAACAGCAGCAGCTAATGATACTGCATACGAGTTACTTCCTGTAATTAATGTATCTGCACCAGTCCTCAATCTTGTTGAAAGTGGTGAGATACGAAGCAACAATGCAGGAATGATTGAACTTGATACAGACCAGTTTAGAACAACTAAAGGTGGATTTATCACAATGGACTTTGAAGTTCCAGCAGAACGAGATATGATTGTTCGTATGTTGGCTAATGTCCTTCAAGATCATGGAGAAAGTGGTTCAGATCCATATACTCACACGATTCAAGCTACTTCAGGTGCAGCTTTATCAAGACCTGATTTTACAGGAAGTTCAAGTTCAGGGATACCAAGTCTATTTGACATTGGTTTATATTACCCTGAATCTGCACAAGATAAACTGATTACAAGTGCTGTATTACAAAGTCTTACAATGAACTTTGATATGACTGATGGTAGATGTTTACTAAGTGGAACATTTTATTCAGGTATGACAAGTTCAAGTAAGTTCTTAGTAGAACAAACTTTAAGTGCTAATTCAGCAGCACCAACTCTAATGAGTTCATCACCAACACAAATAGAATCTTATTTTGATACTAAGAAACTTGATGTTGATGGAACTTCGTTAGCAGATATGGTGATTACTGGAGTATCATTTACTTTTGAAAACAATGTAGCAAGAGTTGGTAGAGATTCTAATGGTGATGCAGAAAGTTATGCTTTTGGTATCCCATCAGTAAACATTACTGGAGAGATTTCATTAATGTATGATGCAAACTTTGACTTTGCAAGTGGTGGTAATGTATTACAAGACTTTTTAAGTGGTAATACAGCAACACTAAAACTTCAGCAAGGTGATGGTACAGTTTCAACAGCAGGTGAAATGAATATAGAATGCGAAATCTATTCAACAGCAGTAAACTTAGATCCGAATGCAGACACAGGTGCAGTAATTACAATTCCATTTAAAGTGGTACAACCTACTTCAAGTGGTGCAGCATCAGGTACAGCATTTAAGTTTGAATATGTAGATTCAACCCAAGCAAGTGGTTGGTAAACGAAGGAGTAACACATGAAGGTTAAAATGTTCGATAAAGAGTGGGAAGTGAAGAATCCTACTTACAAAGAAAAACGAGAACTACAAAAATTAAGAATGATGGCTTTAGATTCTACTGGTAAAGTAGATACCGAAAAGTTCTATGATTGTCTTGAATTTGTAGAAAAGATAAGTGGCTTATCAGAAAGTGATTATGTTGCTAAAGATAAGCCCTTAACAATGGGTGAGGTAGATGCTTTGCTTTCGAAATGTCTAAGTGAATTTTTAGATGTTTCAAAAAAAGGCTAATGGCTTTGTCGTCGTATGTGTGGTTTAGCCACTATGGTTATCCACACTTCGACAAAGAGTTTCCTTATAAAAGGCAAAGTCCAATCACTAATAAAGTAAAGACATATAAGGATCAGAAAGATGTATTGTTGGAAATTGATAGAGTATTTGACAAGTTCAAAGATTCTAAATTTTCTATGGGTAGAAACCTATATTTTATATTACCTCTTTTTTGTAATCCAAAATGTCTTTACCATGATTGGATAGGGGAAACCATTAAAGAATATAAGATGAATAAAAATCTTAATATTCCGATAGCAAGAAGTTTAGATGAAGCAGATTCATTTATTGTAGATAATTTTTTAATTATAGATAACGAACTAAACTCCATAAGAGAGTATGAGGTAGAAAAGAATGGCAGATAAAAAAATAAGATTATTAGTTCAAGCCGAAGTTAAAAAAGCTGTTCAAGCACTTAACAAAATAGAAAAAGAACAAAAAGACATAAAGAAGCAAAACGATGGATTAAAGAAAAGTTTTGCAGGTTTAGGTGGGGCTATTGTAAGTGCTTTTGCAGTTCAAGCACTAGCAAATTATTCAAAAGAATCGTTAGTATTAAAAGCAAGAGCCGATTCTTTAACAAAAGCATTTACAAATCTTGGTAGAGGAATTGGACTAAATGAACAATCTTTAGAAAAATTTAGAAAAGCAACCAATGGCACAGTATCTGATATAGATTTAATGGTTCAAGCAAATAATGCTATGTTGCTTGGTATCGTTCAAAATGAAAATGAATTTGCAGAATTAATTGATTCGGCACAAAGACTTGCTAAGGCAGTAGGTAAAGACACCTTATTTGGTATTGAAAGTTTAACAACTGGTATTGGTCGTCAATCAAGACTTATGTTAGATAATCTTGGTATTATTGTCAAAGCAGAAGATGCTTATAAAGCGATGGCATTAGCTACTGGGAAATCAGTTGCATCTTTAACTGACTTAGAAAGAAAACAAGCATTTATTACTGCTACTATGGAGTCGGTAAGAAGTAAAGTTGCTATTCTTGGAGAAGAATCGTTAGATACTAATGACTCTATTGCACAATTAGATGTTGCTATAGAAAATTTACAAATTGCTTTTGGTGAATTTATGGAAGGTCCTGGTATTTCTTTTATAAACTTTTTAACAGATGGTATATCAGGTTTACAAATTATGTCAGAAGATATTGGTGGTGTTATAGAAGGAATTAAAGGATTTCCTACAAAACTTCAAGAAGCATTTGACTCCATTGGGGAAGAACAAAAAATTAAAATTACTTATGATACTTTTGTCGGTCCAATGCAACCATCGGAATTTTCCCCTGATAATGTTTCTCCATTTCAAGCATTAATACCTGATGAAGATGAGTTTTTACCTGATATGAAAATAGTAGAAGAAACTTATGATGAAATTGATAGAATTATAGGAAAACACGAAGAAGGAAGAAAGAAAAGCATTGAATTTATAAAAAAACTTGAAGCTGATGCACACAAAGAAAGAATACAAAATAATTTACAATCTGCAATCTTACAAGGACAATCTGCTAAAGAAGCAGGTATATCAGTAGTAAAAGCAGAAGTAGTAGAAGCACAAGCAGGATTGATTTCAAGTATTATGAAAGCATTACCATTCCCATTGAATCTTGCAGTAGCTGCAGGGGCAGGTGGAATGATTGGTAAAGTAACCGATTCTTTATTTTCCTCTTTTGCAACAGGTGGTAGTTTTGTAACTAAAGGCAGAACTACCTTACCTATTGGAAATGGAGTAGTAGTAGGAGATAATGCAAGTGGTATGGAACGAATTGATGTAACACCATTACCAAGTCCTACAAGTAGTGGAAATAACATTACAATAAATATATCTGCCCCATTGGTAGATGAAACAGTAGTAGATACAATAATACCTGCTATTAGACGAGCAGAAAAACTTAACTTATAAGGAGATAGACAAGTGGAAGTTGGAAAAGATAGTAAATTCACATTTAGCATTGAAACACTAATCAGTATATGTGTTACAATATTTATGGTGGTCGGTTTATGGTTTAATATTCAAGCTGATATACAAGAAGCAAAAGAACTACCTGAACCACCAATAAGTAGAACAGAATATGATCTAAAGGATCAGATGATTAGAAATTCAATTTTAAATACTGAAGAAAAAGTAGAAAAATTAGAAGATAAAGTAGATGACATTAAAGAGGATACAAGAAGTATCAATGAAACCCTACTTAATATGAATAATAAATAGGATATGGATTATGAAAAATATGATAAATATGTGGCTATTG